TGGATATATTATGCTTACCACAATCAACGCAATCAGATTCAATTGTCTGAACAATTTTTGGTGAAGTAGTAAAAAATACCTCAAGTTTACTAAATTGATCTTTAGTTAAAGAAAAAATAAATTCCTATAATTCTTCTTTAGTTTGATTTTTAGCATCCCAGTATTCCTCTTTACTATAAACACCTTCTATACTACCGATAACAATATCAAATACACTCTTACTTTCATCATTTGTATATACCTTTAATACATCTTCAATGTTAGGATACTTTAATACAATACCTATATCGTCGGTAATCATTATCTTATTACTATGCTCATCTTTAACTTCAACTTTTAAATTATCAATATTAAAAGAGGTTTCAGTCTTTGCACCGCAGTCACAGGTAATAACTACCTCTACATTTTCACCAATAGATCTTGCTCTTAAATTCATAAAGATATATTCAATATCAAAATGAGGTAAAGTATTAACGTCTAGAGTATTAAATGTACATACATCTATCAACTCTTTTATAATACGTGCAACCTCACTATCATCTGCCTCTGCCATTGTTAAAAGAACTTTATGCTCTTTAACTAAAAAAGGTCTATACCTTAGTTTTTGTTTGCTTGATGGTAAAGTCAATTCAAATGTTGGGGTTTCTAATTTTGGTAATGCCATAATATTTCCTGTAATAAATTAAAATTTAATCATGCACCAGATAATCCGCCTGCACCATAAGCCATGCCCTCGGATTCTAATCCTGCCCCAGCACTACCTAAATTACTAAATGGTGCTGGAGGTTTTAATTTTGGAATCTCATATGAAGGAGTAGGTATTTCAGGGAACTGTACTATTCTAGATGTAGCTACTGGCGATTTTTTTGTATCAATATTAATCCAATATCGGTATGCAAATAATATATTTAAACGGTGGGTCTGATTACTAGATGCATGATTTAAATCCATAATATTCATATTGCGGGGAAATGCCTCTAGCAGTTCTATTTCATGCGTGACGTTATCTTGTTCATCTAATTGTCTGATAAAAATACTAGTTATGTAGTTCATTTGATACCCTACTGTAAAGGTAGAAGGGTTTACTATATAATGCATCCAATCTTCAAAGAATTTTCTTACCTGCATATCACGGTCAACGTGAAAAGTAAGTGCTATACCATCACCACCATAATCAGATGTCATAGGTCTTTGGTAGGTAGGTCCAAATATTTTAAACCCTTTGGTAGCAATAGTTAAAGAAGGAATAGAGGCTTGTTCACAATATAGACTTACCAAATCTCCATCAGTTTTCATTGAGCCGGCTAATGCTACAGGGGGTAATATAAAGACTTCAAAGCGATTAGTTCTAGCAAGACTTTTATTTTTAATAGTACTTGTAAACTTATCTAAATTAAACGAGTTGGTTGCCATTAAAATTTACCCATTGAGTCTCTCCAGATCTCTTGTTTTGAAGCCCCTACAAAGCGCTCAACCGGTAACTGTGAGGCAGTTACCCAATCGGGGTATTTTATTTTAAAAAATCTTGACTTTAAATGTTCGTAAAGATAATGTTTAACACTAGCTTTGGCAGGCGCAAATTTTGTTGCAGAATTTAATAATTTCCAATTTAACAATAACCTTGTATCTTCCCCGTGTGTTTTATCATTAGCAAGAACACTTAATGCGCCTAACAATTTAAATCTAACTGCATAAGGAAGATAGTGTAAATTTAATCCAAAAAAACCACCACTTATTTTTTTAAAAGGTAAAACTAAAGGAAACTTATCCCAGTAAGGTAAAGTTTCTTTAAATTTTGCATCGTAAAAAAACATGTACATTGCGCCAGGTAAAATTTGATTTGTTAATTCTGGAGCATTCGACATTAACTTATTGGGACGCACATCCTTAAGAGTCCTAATTTGGGTCTGATACCAGTTAAGGGATTTCTGTGCATCACCTGCTTTGAGGCGAATATCGGCAAAAGGATTAGTGGAGGTAGCCATATGAATATTTATCCATTAAATACCAAGATCCTTTTCAGTTAATACCATGAATTTCATATTACGATCAACGCAATATTCATTTGCAGCCTTCCATTTAGATTGATTGACCCCATATTGAAATACCTCGTCTATAAATCTCTTAGTTTGCCGTTTAGGTATTTCTGGGGGCTTTGTGAATCTCTCTGGTTTTATTTCGACTAAATATTTGGTAATTATACCTTTTTTATCTTGAACTTTTATATAGAAATCAACATAGTACCGGTGCACTTTATTATCTACCGGGGACTTATAAGGAATAATCATGGTTTCAGACCCCCATTCTAATACAGACGGGTTGGTATCGCACCACTTCATGAATTTTAATTCCCAAGATGATCGATAAATGACATCATGAACGTCACCTCTATACTTGGAAGGGTTAATTACTCTGTAACGACCCTTGTAAGTTGCTTTGTACATAACGGATAAATATAACGTAATTAACTATTTATGGAATATCCATGGCATCCTACTCAGACTACGTAGATTCCACCCAGAAACAATATACAAACCCGTCTACATTTAAACTTGATGTTGGTAAATACGATATTAATACTACTACGTATCCTTCAGATTTAGGAGCGCCTGATCTTGCCCATTTTGTATTATTTAATATAAATGTAAAAGGCAAGTCGGTTTTAGATCCTCACCTTTCTACCTATACACTTTTAAATGAAATCAAACGAGGCCCGGATTCTGCTAACCTTACAAAAGAACAAATAGCAAGCCCAGTAATAAGAGGTGTAACTTTTACAGCGGCTGGCGCTACTGCTGGGATTGCAACAACTGCCCTAGTTAATAGTGCATCAAAAGCTGTTTTTAAGACTGGAGGTGCTGCTGAAAAAGTTGCATCAACTGCAGGTACAGTTATTGGGGCTGGTGTAGGGTTAGCTGTTGGTGGGGCAATGGCTACTTCAGATATTTTAAAGCCTGATAAGACGTTTAGAATTACAGACGCCATTGCACTTTATATGGATGCGCCACCTACTGTTAAATATAATATGAATTATGCTAATAAAGACCTAGGTACTTTATTGGGAGTATTAAGCGGTAGTGTATTTGATAGTAAGGGATTTTCAGCGGGATCTGCAGAGGCTGCAACTGCAATGGGCGCTTCTTTAGCAAAGTTACCTGGCGCATTCGGTGGGGCAGATGTAGCTTCAGCACTAAGTGTATCATCCGGTACAGCACTTAATCCATTTAAAGAAGTGGTTTTTGAATCTGTAGACTTTAGATCCTTTGCATTTAAATATAAATTTTTTCCTAAAAGTCAAGGTGAAGCTGATAGTGTATATAATATTATTAAGACGTTTAAAGAGCACATGCACCCGACATTAAATAATGATAGTAAATTATTTTTTATTTACCCTTCTGAATTTCAAATTACTTATTATTTTGAAGGGGGTCCAAATCCCTACTTCCACAAATTTAAGCCTTGCGTTTTAGAATCATTAGATGTAAGTTACGGGGGAGATCAATTCTCTTCTTTTGCCGATGGCAAACCAGCAGAAATTCATTTAAGTATGACATTTAAAGAAAATGAAATTCTTACTAGAGATAGTATTAGGGATGGTTATTAATGTATTTTCAAAACTTTCCTTATACATACTATTCACTTGATGATATTGCAACTACCCAGATTGTAACTAATATATCTCTACGGGTTCGATTAAGTGATGAGTTAAAAAACAATTTTTCATTATTTGATAAGTACGATATTAAAGATGGGGAAACTCCAGAAATTCTTGCAGATAAGTTTTATAGTAATCCACAATTGCATTGGATTATTTTACATACCAATGATATCTTAGATCCTAGATTTGATTGGCCTTTAACTACCAACAACCTTGTTTTATTTGCACAAGGTAAATATAATAATGTTAATGCACCCCATCACTACGTAGACGCTAATAGTATTATAACAAATGCAAACGTTTTTTTAAACTCTAGTTCACAATTTACAAATTTTAATAATAATGACGTTATTGTTAATGTAACTAATAATGGTACAGGGGTTATAACTAAATTACAAAGTTATTCAAATATAATAGTAACAGTAACCGATGGTGGGTTTATTACAGGAGATAAAATTGCTTTAAGTTCTAATGCAAATGCAAATGCTAATATAACCTCAACCTCAATTATATCAGGTACCCCTGTAACTAATTTACAATATGAAGACACATTAAATGATACCAAACGTAAAATTAATATATTAAAGAATAGATATATCGATTCTGTTATTAGCGATTTTAAAATTAAGTTGAGTAGTATATGAGTGCTAAGGAAGGTCTACAGAGAGCTGGGGAAGTACGGATTGAGGAGCTTAAGCTAATCACCTCTGGTAATGATATTATAGATCTTAATGAGTTTTTAGTTGAACTTAATATATTTGAAGACATTTTTACTAATTATATGTACGGTACAATCGTACTTACCGATAGCAGAAATTTAATTGATAAGTTTAACATTCACGGTGAAGAATTATTAAATGTACAGCTTAGAACCCCGACCTTTGCAGACAACGCAGTAATAAAAAAATCCTTTAGGGTTTTTAGACTTTCAGATAGAGAAATAGTTAGGGATACAAATACTCAAAATTTTGTATTACATTTTGTATCCCAAGAAGTATTTTATGATGTTTTATTACCTTTATTTGTAGCAAGAGAAGGTGTAATTTCCGATGTTGTGGGTGATTTATTTTCCGACTTTATTGCAACCTCTCGTAACTTTGATATTTCAGAGGCTAATGATGAAATTAAAGAAAACGATAGACCAACTGAATTAATTATTATTAACGAAACATCTAATAAAATTAAATTTGTTTCCCCAGGGTGGTCACCTTTTAAATGTATAAATTGGTTAGCCTCAAAATCTATTTCTAAAGACGGGCAAGCAAAGAACTTTATATTTTTTGAGTCTAATAAAAGTTTTTATTTTGGTACTATAGAAAGTTTATTTAGACAAGCTTCAGAAAACAACAATTATATTGGTCGTTATCGAATTGCAGCTTCTAACATAAGAGAGAACGAACAAGAACAAAATATTAATCGTGAGTTGTTTCTTGCTAAAGAGGTTTCAATGATAGAAACTACCGATTATATTAAAAATTATACCAACGGTTATTTAGCCAACCGACTGGTATATCTTGATGTATTAAATAAAGAATATCAATTAATAGATTATGATCATGTAACAGATTTTGAAAAACAATATCATACTTCTGGTGA